AAAGCAAATTTCAAAAGATAGATATTATGGATCTCTTTTAAAAGTACTTGTAGATCCAGCGGCAACAAATGGAAGAATTCCCATAAACAGCGAAATTGTTCTTGTGGGCTATGATGATCCAAATATTTTTACAACAATTAAATTAACAGGATTTCCTTCTTTGCAACCAGAAATGGATCCTAACTTATCTCTCTATGTTGAAGAGCCTAATAACTCTGCTAGACAATTTTTTCCACAGGGGGCATAATGGCAAACGCAGTATCATCAGTTAGAACAAGGAAGACAGATAACCTTACAGAAAAAAACAAAGCAGCCCAACAAGCCTCTAATAAAATTAGTGACGACGAAAGAGCATTTAAGGGCTTACACACGCCAGACTTTTCAGACAACAAGAAGAAGGGTGCTATTGTCCTTGATGGCGAGGCAGATTCAGTTTTATATCTTGGTCAAGATGCCCGTTATGGAACAACTTTAACCAGCACAGGATCTGGCGGAGACTTTGCCAATAAAATTGTTTTAGGCGTCGGTTTCTTAAACGAAGGAAAAAAGGATGGCGACAAAGTTGATTTATCAAATCCAGATTTAAGATATGGCGCCGGGCTAACAATATACCAGAGAACAGATACCGGCAAAGATGCTATTATTGATACGTCCAATCCAAAAAACAAAGATAGAAAAGCCACAACCCCTACCCCACAAAAAGCAGTGTCTGTTTTTGAAATAAATGCTGATGTTGTCGAGGTTAAAGCTAGAAATGGTGGAGTTAATATCGTGGCTGGATTTGATCCAACTTTGCCAAATTATGGATCAAAATTTACAAGTGAAAGGCCCAATACAGACTATACAGGTGTCAGATTAATATTTGGAAATCCAAATATGGAGCAATTAAATGATGAAAAATCGGTCTTTGGGTTGCAGCCAATTGTAAAAGGGTATAATCTAGAAAAAAGATTGAATGAAATGTCCCAAAGAATTACTGATGTAAACAAAGTTTTAAATAAAATACAACTTAATTTAAAACTATTAGATGGGGCATTAATGTTACACACACATCCAACTGTTGGCGTTGGAGCCGGAATCGCATTACCAAGTATTGATTTGGCTATTACAGTTGGCGCAGTTAAAACACCGGTAGACATATTTAACTTTCTAACTTCATTAACAGCTATTTATAATCAAATAGCTTTAAGAATAAATTCCTCTTCTATATCAGAAGGTGGATTTAACAGCAAATTTAACTTTACAAACTAAAATGGCAGATAACCAAAATACAAAACAAAAAGATGCAGAAAAAAAGTTAATTCCACAGACAACGGCTGGTGTTGTGAAGGCTATGACACTTTTTCAAGGGGCGGCTGATGTAATTCAATTTGTTCAAGAATTAGATAGTGCTATAACTCAAATAGCAAATATTGATTTTTCAAAAGGGGTTTGTAAACAAGTTAAAGATCCAAATCAGACGCCTCTAAACGAACAAGATTCCGCTAGCAACGCTATGAAAAAACTTGGAGTGGATTATTTAAATGCTCTTACTGGGTGTAGCCCGATTGGCAAAGGCATCTCCAAAATAGTAGAGGAGTCAAATAAAGAAGAAAAATCTGCTCAAGACATCACAAAGGCTGTAATAGACACTGTTATTTCGGCTGCGGATACTCTTTTAGGTCCACCAAGATTTCCAGCTTGTGCAGAAGAACAATATAGAAAATTTTTATCGGCACTGCCAATCCAATATTATCTTTTAATTGCTTTAAGTAAATTAGCCCAAGAAATAAAAGATCCGATCATTCTTGACAAAGAAGTTGATGGACCTTGCGGAGAAAGGCTCAAACAGACGAAAACTTTTGAAAATACGTTACCAAATTTTGAATTGCCGTTAATCCCAGAACTTCCTTACATCAATATACCAAGCATTGAGGATGTTGTAGATAGACTTCTTTCTGAACTTATTTGTATCGGAATATGTATTGCTACGACCCCAATCATTAAAAACGTTGCAGAGGTTTTAACAAGTCTTGCAAACCAGTGGGCCGAACCAACAGATGATGAATTCTTTAATAATTACCCACCTTTAAGGAAAATTCCTATCAATTCTTACTTAAACGAAGAAGCGATAGATGCAGTTTTTGATGCAAAATTAGCTTCAAGGTTAAAGGTGGATAACAAGGATATACGAGATTTTTTACAATTAACTCAATTTAATCCAGAAATTTTCCAAGAAGAGTTTATTTTTCTATTTTTAGGAAAAGGTAATTGTAATATTATAAATAAAATATTAAAACAACAAATTACAAAAGATTTAATAAATAAAAATGTTAAGATAAGTGACGAAAAAGAAATTATGACCTTTTTTCAAACTATCGGCAGTTTTGTCAATTTTGTAGAATTAATTAATAATTCCAAGGCTGAAATCTGTGTTCCAGATCCTTGTGATTTAAAACCAGAAGAATTAGATGATATTTTGTCAAATATTAATGATCTTTGTTCCTTGCTCAATCCAGAGTTGGGATTACCAGAATTGCCACTTGGATCTTTTTTAGGCGCTTCTGGTGCTAATGATTTTGTATCTGATAGTACATATGAAAACTTTAGAAACTTAGGATCTCTTTTTGCTAAACAACAATTTTATTTACAAGATAAAAATACAAAAACTTATTTGCCTATTGAACCATTTATTGCCGCTCAAGTTAATGCAACGAGAATAGTGCTTGCTTCCTTAACTGATAACATACCTTTAATTAATGAACTTCAGCAAAAACAACAAAACTTCCTATCTGTAGTTTTCCCATTTATGTTAAATCAAATAACATTTGCTTACCCAGATAAGAAATTTACAACAAAAATAATTACTGGTCCGGCTCAAGATGCTAAAAAACTACCATCAAATGATAGTTATCCTGACGGTGCAGACGGTGGTGGGCAACCATACTGGGGATACGGCCCCGCGCTCGATAAGAAGATCTTGGCCCGCACTCAAGCAGTTAGATATGAAAAATACACTAAAGATGAGATAAAAAAAAGATTTCAATTATTACAACAAAACGCATCAACTGTTTCGAAAGACGACCCTGTGGATAAATTTAAGAAATTAAAAGAGGAATTTAAACTATAATGATTGCGTTTAAAGAATATGTTAATTTAGGTTTTCAATATATTATTGCCGAAAGAATAAAAAGTTCTTTACTTTCTTATTTTGATACTCCAAAAGAATTTCTTAAGTTTTTCAACTTTAGTCCTAATTTTTTGAATAGTCTCGATGATACTACAGGAACATTGTTTCTTAAAAAAGAACAAAAAAACATAAAAAAAGTTTTTAAAGAAAACAAAAAAAATATTGAGCTTACACCATTTGAGTTTTTTAAAAAAGATATTGAGTCTAATAAAAAATATTATGATTTTGCTTTTTATTACTTAAAAGAAAGCGAACTCACCCCCGGCATGACAAAAATAGATTCAAACAAGGATTACATACAAAATAGTGAGGATGCTGCACTAGAATTTTTTTCCCATGAATTGTATAAAATCGCAAAGGAAGTCCACAAAGGTATTCTTCAAAGCGATTATAACCAAATGAAAGATTTACAATATGATATAATAAATAACTACTCTCTTTCAACCGTAGGGAATATAACTGTAATTAATTTTAACGACAAGAACAAGTATAGGTCCAATATACCAATAAGCGCATGGAGGGACGTGTACCCGAAAATTGAAGAAGCAAGATTTGAAATGAACGAATACCTAGATAAAAACCTAATTAGTTTAATAGACAACGTTTAGGAGATATTAGATGTCGGCAGGAATTTCAGCAAAATTACCCCTAGCATATACAAGAGGCGATGGCCCATATCTTTTAACGCAAACTCTAGAGGAAAACACCAAACAAAATCTTAAAAACATAATATTCACAAATCCCGGTGAAAAAGCAATGGATCCTGAATTTGGTGTCGGATTTTATGGTCTTTTATTTGAAAATGCAACTGACGAAGTTTTAGAGGACTTAAAAGAAAGACTATTTACACAAGTGGATAAATATTTGCCATTTGTGCAAATATTAAATGTGATCACAAGGGTGCAAGAGAATACTGCTTATTTGAAAGTTGAATATCTAATACCATCAATATCAGTAAGTGATACATTGGATTTGGATGTAAGAGGATTTATTTAATATGGTAGAAAAAAAGACCAAACCAGTAAAATATTCAAGCAGAGAATTCGATTCTATTAAAGAATCTTTAGTAAATTATGCCAAAATATATTATCCCGACACCTTTAAAGATTTTAATGCCGCTTCTTTTGGATCATTAATGTTAGACACTGTTTCTTACATTGGTGATATGTTGTCTTTTTACATAGACTATCAGTCAAACGAGTCCTTTCTTGATAGCGCAATTGAGACAAAAAACTTATTAAAAATAGCAAAACAGTTTGGTTATAAAAACCCTCTAGCTTATTCCGCTGCTGGTAAAGTTGCATTGTATGTTCAAGTACCAGCTAATTCAAATAATGAACCAAACACCAATTTAATCCCCATCTTAAAAGAAGGATCGACTTTATCTAGTAATGGCGGTGTCTCTCTAATACTAACATCAGATGTTGATTTTAATAGATCCGATTCAGAAATAGTGGTTGCACAAACAGACGCAAATGGAGACCCGACTTCTTTTGCTTTTAAAGCATATGGGGATGTTATATCTGGGATTATTACAACAGAAATTATATCAGTTGGTGATTACCAAAGATTTTTAAGATTAAATCTAAGTGGTGAAGAAATAACAGAAATTATATCTGTTATAGACAGCGAGGGAAATGAATACTTTGAAGTTCCTTACTTGTCTCATAATGTAACATTGCAACCAATAAGAAACCCAAACAGAAGTGGTGATGAAGATGCTCCATATATTTTGAGAGAAAAACTTGCAGCTAGAAGATTCATAACAGAGGTAGACGAGGATGGAACAGTGTCTCTTCAGTTCGGATATGGATCGGAAGACAGTTTGAAAGAAGACGAATATCCAGATCCCGCAGCAGTTGCTTTACAGAGATATGCTAGAGATTATTATTCGGATGATAGTTTTGATCCCTCTGTATTGTTAAAAAATGATAAATTTGGTGTTGTTCCGCCTGCTGGTGATTTGGTCATAACCTACAGAAAGAATAACCAAAGTACGGTCAATATTCCAATTGGATCAGTAAGTTCAATAGCGGACGCGGTTTTATCCTTTCCAAACAGTGATAGCATCTCATCGGAAAATAGAACCTTTATTCGAAATTCGCTAGATGTTGAAAACGAAGAGCCAATTCTGGGAAGTTCTGACAATTTAACACCAGAAGAAATTAGAATTAGGGCATTAAATGCGTTTTCCTCTCAAAACAGAGCTGTTACGCAACAAGACTATGTTAGTCTTGTATATCGTATGCCTGCAAAATTTGGATCAATTAAAAGGGCAAATATTATACAGGATAAAGACTCATTCAAGAGAAATTTAAATTTATACATCCTTTCTCAAGGTTTAGATGGATATTTAACTACAACGACAACTACAACAAAAGAAAACCTAAAGACTTGGTTAAACCAATACAAAATGATCAATGATACAATCGATATTCTAGATGGGCAAGTTGTAAATTATAGCATTGAATATAAAGTTTTGGGTGCTTTAGATTATAATCAGACTGAGGTTTTGGAACAGTGCAATAGTGTAATTAAGGAGTTGTATGCCACAAAATTTTCATTTGGAACTCCATTCTATATTTCAGATATTTTCAGAGCGCTAAATGACCTGGATTCTGTTACAGATGTCCAAGACGTAACAATAAAACAAAAATTTGGTTCGGATTATGGCAGTTATTCTTTTGATATCGAAGCCGCTACAACGGAGGACAATCGATATATTGTAGTTCCTGAAAATGTGGTGTTGGAGCTTAAATATCCTGATGAAAATATTATTGGAGTGGTGATCTAATGGCAATTAGAAGATTCAAAGCAACAAAAGACAATACAATTACAAACGCCTATAAAGAGAACTTAACTACTCGCGGTACCGGCTCCAATATGGGTGAGGCTGATATATTAGAAGTTTTTAGTATCTATGGTCAGGCAACAACTTCATCGGGTGAGTTGTCGAGGGCTTTGATTGAATTCGATATTGCAGCCATATCAGCGTCTAGAGACGATGGAATTATTCCAGCATCAGGTTCTGTAGATTTTTACCTAAGAATGTTCAACGCAGAACATTCATCTACAACACCAACAAATTTTACCTTAACTGTTGCTGCGATTTCACAGTCTTGGACAGAAGGTACCGGATTGGATATGGACGATTATTCAGACATCGGCGTTTCAAACTGGATTAGTTCAAGCACCGGGACTAAGTGGACGACTTTTCACGGTGATGTAGAGGGAGGTTCTTATCATACAGGTTCAGAGGCAGTAACATCAAGTCAGTTATTTGCAAGTGGAATTGAAGATTTAGAAATTGATGTTACAAGACATGTTGAAGAGTGGTTAAACAACAATACTGGTAGTTATGGGTTTGGTGTGTTCCTATCATCTTCATTAGAAACAGCAGATACTTCCTACTACACAAAGAAATTTTTTGCCAGAGACAGCCAGTATTTCCTAAAAAGACCAGTAATTGAGGCCCGCTGGAACGATTCAAGATTTGATGATTCATCAAACTTTTATTTGAGTTCTTCAAGGGTTCCCGCTGCTGATAATTTGAATACTCTTTATCTATACAATTATGTTAGAGGTCAATTACAAGATATACCAGGATTGGGAGCAGAAAATAAAATATATTTAAGCATTTATACTGGTTCCAACTCTGTCCCATCGGGAGACAAAATAACACTTCCTGTTGGTGGTGGAGTAGTTGCAAATAACGATTACAATGTTACCGGAAGTAAAGTAGCAACAGGCATTTATTCGGCTTCATTTGCTTATACAAGTTCTGGAATTACTGAAATATACCCAGTTTGGCACAGCAGTTCAGTTGATCCGCCAGTACCAACTATTGAATATCTGACTGCATCTGCTGTAACAGTCAACACATTTGATACACAAACATCTTATCCTATTAATTCTTACAAAACTAACATTACAAACTTGCAAGCAGAATATGGTGCAACAGATACTGCTCACTTGAGAGTGTTTGTCCAAAATAAAAACTTCCAATCAACAGTATACACCGTTGCTTCTACAGCAGTTGAGCCCACAATTATCGAGAAGATGTACTACAAAGTGCAGAGATTTGTAGATGAAGAAGTCGTAATCAATTATGGCACAGGATCTGGCGATCTTGGTTACACACAACTTTCTTATGATTCGGTTGGCAATTATTTTGATTTAGATATGAGCATCTTTGAACCAGATTTTTCATATCAAATTAGTTTTTTAATTAACGACGCAGGTAATTACTATGAACTCAAAGACAAATTTAAATTTAGAGTAATAGACGAAAACGACCTACCGGGTTAATGAAAATCTAACAGCAAAATAATTATAAAGATATGGGTACAAAAAGTTTTTTCAACAAACAAAAATCACAAGAAGTAAAGTTGCGAGGACAAGAAAAGTCCACGATTGAAGATATTAGACAAAACGTTGAGTCTATTGATTATATTAAAGAATATTCAATAGATAAATTTGATTTTGTACCACAACTTGATTTTGATGATCCTGCCAATTTTGTAAAGTATGGTTCAGCTAAAGATTACTATGTTGATTTAGTTGATAGCGTTGTTCAATCATATCCATATGATGGTTCCTTGGCAGAAAGATTAAAATACCGAAATGGTTTAGTTGCAATACAAAAGCACGAATTTGATAAAAATTATCCAAGATCAGCCGGATATGCTAATTTTAGCGACAACACATATAATCAAACAATAAACCCAATTACAGTTGGTTCAACAAATTTTGGTTTTGGCGAAAGTAACACACCCCATTATATCTTAACAGACAATTATTCAAATGAATTGGTTTACAACACTGGATCTGGTCAAGTTGGAAGTGTCCAATTGGATTTTACAAACGGTGTTACAGTTGAATTTTGGTTAAAGAAAGATAGTTTTCCAAACGTTTTAGACACAGAAAACGAAACAATCTTTTCTGTCAGCAATACAGAGGATGATTTATTTCAGATAGTTACAGATGTAAATATCACATCAGCACTAACAGCATCTTTCTCTAAAACAAATACATTTCTTGAAGAGTTTGTATTTGGGTATGATACTGGCTTGGCTACTTTAGCCGATTCAGCTTGGCACCATTACGCTTTGACCTTCTTTACCAGTTCTAATGGTTATGGAAGTGAGTTATATGTAGATGGTCGCTTCAAAGAAAAGAAATTTATAACCAAGGCTAGCCCATCACTTTATCTAACTGGAACATTAGACGCTGCAATTGCTGCCTCTTCCTTATCAACAACACTAGGAGATGGCAAGCTTTTTGGATATATAGATGAAGTTCGTCTGTGGAAAACAAGAAGGGACGCTAAACAAGTTGGTATTAACTATTTCTACGATGTTGGCGGCGGCGGAAATACAGATACAACAAAAGTAAATGACGATAATCCATTGGGTTTATCTCTTTACTACAAATTCAACGAAGGTATTACAGGCGATTCAACTGTTGACTCCATAGTTTTAGATTATTCAGGTCGCTTAACCAACGGTGTCTGGGTTGGATATTCTACTAGTTCAAGATCTACGGGTTCGGCTATAACCGATTCTGGTGTTGCTACCGAAACTGGTGACCCAATTATCTATTCAACTCACCCAGACGTTGTTTCTTATAAAAGTGATAAAGAGGTTTCAGGTTCAGCTTATGACGCTGAAAATCTTGGAAGTATGTACAGTATGCTTCCCCAGTGGATAAGCGACGACGATGCCCAGCACGGGCTTTTAATCCGTAAGATGATACAGATTATGTCTAGCTACCTAGACACACTCCACGCTCAAATTACGGCGATTGCACAACTACAAGACGGAGCATATGTAAGCGGCTCAAACGCCAAACCCAATCCATTCTCTAAGAGAAATCTGATTTCACACGGATTTGATATTCCAGATGTGTTTATTGATTCGGGCGTTATTGAAGAAATATATTTTAAAGACGAAAAAAGACTTTACGAAGACAAACTTTTTAATCTTAAAAATCTAATATTCCAAAATATTTTTAATAATTTAAATTATATCAACAAATCTAAAGGAACAGAAAAGTCGTTTAGAAATCTTTTTAGATGCTTTGGTGTCGATAACGAATTAGTTCGTTTGAATATGTATTCAAACAATCAGCAATATGAAATTCGTGAGAATTATGAAACTTCGCAGGTTAAAAGAAATATTGTTGATTTTTCTGGATATAATGATGGACAAAATAGAGAAGGCGTTGTTTATACTTTTGCCGACCCCTCAAAAGATGTGGCACAAACTGGAGACAGCGGATATATTCCCTCCTCTTCAAATGAATATATTCCATTAACCTTTGAAAATCAATTTCAGTTTCCTAAATTTGTCCCAGTTCCAAGCAACACTTTGGATAGATTATCAAGAGCTTCCCTTTTTGGTGTTCATAGTGCAAGCTCTGACACAACACAAACCACAATACCAGCCGGTGATTTGAATTTTAAAGTTTATGCAGACACAAATTCAAATAATAAAACCCAATTTGTATTGGAAACAAATATTGGTTCAGTAGGATCTTTGACATCAAGCTATTATGAAGATGTCTATGATAATACAAATTGGACATTTGGTGTAAGAGTTAAGGCAAAAGAATATCCATATGCACAAAATATCACAGCCTCTAACACGTTCAATCTAGAATTCTATGGTGTAAATTATATAGCTGGCTATAAATTAAACGAATTCAGCGCCTCATCAGATGTTGATATAAATGACGATATAGGTCAGTTCTTAACTGGTTCAAACAAGAGAATGTATGTTGGTGCTGACAGAGATAATATTACGGGAACTATAAACTACAAGGCAAATACTAGACTGATTTCATCAAGGGTATGGTTCGATTACTTAGACAATTCTGAACTATCCAATCACGCCAGAGATATTACAACCTTTGGTAGAACTTATCCATATAGAAACGCATTTATCTATGAAAACGGCGAATCTAATACTTATATTCCAGATATAAATACGCTAGCTTTACATTGGAACTATGAGACAATTACTGGTTCAGATTCAAGTGGTAAATTTTTAGTACAAGACATTACATCAGGATCAAGTTATGCTGTAGATCCAAGATTTACTGGCGGCGAATATTCAAGATATGTTGGGCCAAACTACAGTGGGCAGGGATCTGAATTCCCAACAAGTTCAACCACACCAGTAGATTTATTATTTGTTGATACGGCAGTTCAACAACTGCCTGAAAACCTTTACACATCCGACCTTGTTGAAATCAGGCAAGGTGATGATACATTATTTACGAGAGAAAGTAGACCAAGCAAGTATTACTTTGCAGTCGAAACAAGTCTATATGATACTTTATCAAGAGAAATGCTAAATTTCTTTGCTTCAATAAAAGACTTTAATAGTCTGATTGGTTCCCCAGTAAATATGTATAGACCGAATTATAAAAATTTGGAAAAACTAAGACAATTATTTTTTGAAAATGTACAGAATGAACCAGATTTAGAAAAGTATGTTAATTTGTACAAGTGGCTCGATGGCGCTCTTGACAGTGTAATTTCAAACCTAATACCAATGTCTGCAAAAACCTCAGATAAGGTAAGAAATATTATTGAAAACCACATTCTTGAAAGAAGTAAATACCAACATAAATTAACAAATCTTAAAGAATACTCGCTTGAAGATAAACAAACTGTAGAAAATAAAAAAAGTAGTGGTCCAGCACCTTCATACGACTCAAATGATTTTACATCAATTGGTAAGGTAATAGCTCCAGCTATTGGCGCACCCGATGTTAAGAGCATAGAGAACCAATCCAATTCAAATATTACAGTAAATACAGAAATCGTCACAAAGCGCTCACAGCTAAAGAAGTTGGGCATGAGACCAACTGTAGGCGAAGCAGCGTCTCAATATGCAAAATATGATGAAAGACGGGCACCATTAGGAGCTTCCAGCGAGAACCAAAGCCAAAGTGTATTATGGTACAGGCTCAGAGCCGAACGTGCCCCAGATGATTTACTAAGCACTGGTGATGTTTCTGTTGATTTTTCAAGATTACAGTTTCAATTCAATGAAATACAAACAACAACAGGCTCAAGGCAACCACCATATATTGTTAGAGCAGACGCCGTTAAGTCAATCGCAGAAAATGTTAGTTACGCTGGAGAGAGTAGAGAAAACTATTTCCCCAACGCTTTCAAAGGTTCACAAGTTTCAAATGAAGATGGCATTAAGATAGAAGTAAGACAAGAAACGTTGAACAGGGATAATGCACCATATTATGATTATGATATCGCCAGAGATCAAACATTTAAAGGTGAAAGATTATTACCAGTTACTGTAACTGACTCATCTAGAGAAAAGGTGTTGGCAGGACAAAATTATCTACCATTTGTTTTGGTGAGTTCATCAGCGGCGACATCATCTTATCAAAATGCATTTTTTAATGTTGGAATTCAAGCGGATATTCGTATGTCTCATCAAGATTATGTTCTTGAGGGCGGCGGGCTACAAGGACCATTTGCCGAAGATCACGTCGGTGGATGGATGTATCGTCACGATAATTTACTAGAAACAGATACAACGTTGAGAAAAGAAGGCTATGCGATTATTCCTTCTGGAAGTAATACGATATATCTTACAAGCCCAAGATTTCGTAGTGCAAGCGCTGGGCCAGTATTTGATGAAGGTGTGCCATATGGTGCATATCTTAGAGATGGTGCAACACAGAGTCCAATCAACATCAAGAATATAAGTGGGTCTAACTTTTTTAAAGATTACGAGATCATTCAAACAACTGGGCGTCGTACAAACAATAGATATTATGTAAAATCAGATGGATATACTGGATCAGTAAATGATACAAGTAGCTTATCATATGATGAGGCTGGAACTTTGTTCTTTAAAGATTTTGCAGTTTTAAATCGTGATACAACTGGCAGCAATGATTTTGTTATAGTCAATCGTTTTAGTGCCCCAGGTGGACCAGAAGTAAACTCATATGCCTTTTTAGATATTGAATCAGCAGAATTATCAGTCTATAATAACTTGAACTACAGAAACCTTGTTGTTAGAATAGAGAACGATAAACTATTAACACGTCACACTCTAACTGGTGGTTACGACTCTGTTCTATTGCAACCAACAGGTGCTTTTTACAAATCATACAGAAACGGCGTTTACAAAATTTCAGCATCTTCTGATAAACCAGAACCAATCTTTGACAACTCTTACATTGGTCACGGTATTCCAAGAACAGATGTACAGTATCGCTGGGTTGCAAGTTCGTGGATCGCAAGAAAAACTGGTTATCCAAACTCTGCAACTTTAAACTCAACAGAAGGACTATTAACGGCAAGCGGTAAAAACCCCGTCTTTGGTCAAAACCAAAGTGATTTTGATTACAATATTTCATCAAGCGATTATTCACCAATCTATGGTTTTGAGTATTCAAATAATATCAGAGAGATGCCAGAAGGTCATATTGAGTATGGTGTCGGCGGCGCTGTACCAGTCTCGGTTGCATTCAATGCAACAAACTACATTATCGTTGGTGACGTGGATTTAAATCAAAATTTATTCACAACAGCATCAACTTCTGATGGCCCTGGTGATTATTACAATCTACCAGACTTCAATGCAGGCGCAAATGCATATATTTTAAACGCTCTTTTATTGAGCAATAATGGCCCATATCAGCACCCATCTTTTAAACAAATTAGAGGTGGTGAACATAGAGTTGGCCGTGAATTTTGGCAACAAAATTTTTATGTTAATAATTTAGATAAGGTTATTGTAGACGCAAATAGTGATCGGCTTCGTAAAGTGAAGTTGGGAGAAAAGTATATAATTAATCAGACACCAGTGACTAATAAATACAAGTCTATTGTTCAAATGATTGATAAACAAACTGGTTCTATTGAATATGGTTTTGGCAACGAAATAGAATATTTTGCGCAAACATATGATAGTACATCTGATACAATTGAAAACTACAATGCCCAGTTTAATGTTCCAGCAAAAGATATTAAAACAACAGATTTTTATAAATTTAGTTCAAAATATATGCAACTTAATTATGAAGAAACTGTTTTCCCAAGACAAGAACATCAATATAAGGGCAGCACAAGAAAAAGAGATTTATATTCATCTTTTTGGCAAAGTGATAACTTAAACGAAAGAATTGATAATATAATAACTGGTTCTCAAGGAACTGTATTTACAGGATCTCTGTGGTCAATGGATGTTAGTCCATCGGGAGCAGGAGAGCCTGAACAATCTGGCGAACTAATGAGGCATACTGGATCGACCGGAGTTGGAAATCCGTTATCCATCGATGCACCAACTGCAAGATATTCTTATAAATTAAACAAAACAAGACCATACAACTTAGTTCACTTACAAGCAGGAACTGGCGCGTTCTATACTACATATGGAGAATTTTCGAAAGACGTAAGACTTGTAGGGCAAGATCAAAGCCTAATACCAGAATTTACAATTTCTGATTTCGTAAAAGATATTTATGAAAATCACGGCGGCGATTTCTTAAAAGAAACGGTTTACAGTTTCTCTTTAACTGGTACTGAAAACTTAATAGGAAATAATTTTAACGAAAGATACGGCAGGACAGAGCAAATAACATATCTAAAACAATTAAAGGATTTTTATTCAGAGCCAGCTTCAATAAGAATAACCTTCAATGCAACGAAGAAATTGTTACCAAGAGATGGCTTCTATCCACAACAAAGAACTGTTCAATTAGCACAGCAATTTTCATCTTCTTTCTTTAATCCACCTTACAATAGTTTTTTTGAAGGTGGATCGCAAAAAATAAGCCCTGTTGGATCGCAAGGAACTGTAGAAACGGGATTGTTACCATTTTGGGCACCTGGAATTGGGTTCAACAGTATTAAAGCGGGTATTGCAGTTGAATTCCCTTACAAATCTACAGCAAATGCGGTAGACACTGGCAGTATTACTTCAAGCTTTGATGCCACTGCTCCATTTGAGGCTATCGTTGCACCAAATGAATATGTTAATACAATTTATCATATAGGTGACGCTAGCGGATATGCAACCTATACAGATGTGCAGCCATCGATTCAAAGCACCGCTTCAGTCGAATATAGTGATGGTATTTATGAATTAATGTCGCACAACTTTTTTGCCGAAGTGCCTCAATTCTTTTTGGAAGACTTTGCAAACTTTAAATCTGCTCCATCAAACACTTGGAAGTTTGAAGGCCCACTATCTTCAAGCCAGGGAGTTAAAAAGTTTGCAATGGACATTTACATTGAAAATCCAATTGATTTTATAATGTATGGTAATGGCTCGGCGTTCGGACCTTTCCCTTATAATAACCACACACCGCCAGGATATGCTTGGAATACATCGGGAGATTATCCAGCGGATTATGAAACTTGGATGCTCAATTTATCGGAAGGAAGATCGTCTTGGACCAGAGCTACCATTGTCTTTGATCCAACTAATTTATTGCCATCCGATGCAAAAACTGGTGTATTTAATTTTTCATTTGCCGACATAGTGGCAAACTCTACAATAGAAAATGCAAATTATTTGGTAGAAAGAGACGCTGCCTCCCCAGCAAATACAGTTTTTATGTCGATTTCTGCAAGTATGGATCTGTTCGTTTTAGATAAGGAAGACAGGTGGTCAATAAGAAGTAAGTGGGAAGCTCCAATTTTAAATTTCTCAGGTGCAATCTCAACAACACCCGGCCCAGGTCCAACTGCAACATATAATGGTCAGAATGGAACAACGGGTATGTGGCATCAATATGGCACAGTTCCAGGTTCTTCGGTAACAAAAAGACTTAATGTAAGAATTGATGATAAGAACTATGTTTATGGTACAACCACTGGATCTTTAGCATCGGCGGTTGGTTTTGAAAAAAAGGCTATCGCTTTTGGCAAAATTAAGCCCAAGACATTAGTAGAAGAGGCTGTATGCTGTGTTCCATTTGTTGTAGACCCAGATAATGGAGAAGAAAAATTCTTAGATCTTCCAATCGAACAGTTTGAAGAAAATTATTTATCTGTTAGAGAGAATAAAGATACGCAAAATTCAATAATGGATATGATAAGGAAAATGGACAAATATGTTCTGCCACCAATTTATGATTTTGTTTATACTAGAGACGCGTCTGATAAAGTGTTAAATACAAAAGAAGATTTTGAACCAACTTATGCTCCATTTGCTATGTATTTCTTTGAGTTCAAGAGTGAGTTAAGCAAGGAAGATCTGGCTAAGATTTGGCAAGGAGTTATGCCTTCTATAGCAACAGCGGCAGAAAAAGAAATGGTTACAATTGAGCATCCTATAAAGAATGGAGAGGTAATGTCGCCATCTGTATTCTCATATAACGGATATGACGGGGTAATACCAGAAAATATCCGCTGGAAAATTTTTAAGGTTAAGAAAAGAGCCAAATATGATTATTACGAAGTACTCTCAGAAAAAACCAATACACCAGTATACAAAAATTCAGGTGCAGGAAGATTTTCTTTCAACTACCCATATGATTATTTCAGTTTGGTAGAGCTAGGCAAGATGAATGTAGATCTTCAAGTTATTAATGAAAATTCAAAAGAAATAAAAGAGGTGCCTGGTTCCTATATCAAAATATAAACAGAAGTAAGGCGAGTGACCTAATTAAAAAGAGGAAAAAATGACATTTTTTAATAGAAAAGAAGAGGTCATCGAATTAGAGTTAACCAGGATAGGAAGACAAAAACTTTCAATTGGTGAATTCAAGCCTGCGTATTATGAGTTCTTGGATGAAGATGTTCTTTATGATAAGAAAAATTATTCTACAAATTCATCTGAAGAACAAAATCAAATTAAAAATAGAATTAAACAAAAACTAACTTTACGCTCTGAGACTGCCAAACAATCAGTACCAGGAAAAGGGCAAGTATACAAAGAAGAAAACAGGCTGATACAAAGTCTAGGAACGTTTACACCTTACTCAAATTATAAACCATCTTGGAATATTGTAGCTGAAGAAGGGGTGGTGTTCACTGGATCTGGAGAGGTTTCCTACACCCCATTAGAAGTTAGTGAGGGTTTAACTATCGGTCCAACATACGAAAAAATACCGCAGCTAAGTTTGGTTTGTCAATATGATTATAATTTGATACTGTCACCTTATGGCAAAGACGATATAAATTTAATAAATGCTGTAATCGAAAATCCAAATTTATCTATAGAAGACGTATTTAAAGGGGAAAATGACAATACTTCAATTTTATTCAAAAGAGATTTTAACGATTTTACAATATCTTTTGAAGAAGAAAATGTTTTAAGCGGAAAAGAAGAGTATATGATTGAAGTTTTTAAGTATGATTACAATCAAGATGGCAAAATCGTCAAAACAAAATTGTATTTTGATCAAGAAACTGTAGATGAAAACTCTGTTTATTGGTATTTTAATATTAAGAAAGATGTAAACGCGATTGTTGATAATTTCACCTATGTAGATGAACCAAATAAAGTTGAAGGGGTTGATGACGAGTGTGTCTCTTTATAGGAACAAATAAATGACTTTGGAGCTTTTAAATAAAGAGAATAATAAGTTTAATTCTATAGTGAATATAACAAAAATATATCCTGTAGAAGAAGTGGGCGAACAAGTCTCTGTGAACAACGCCTATGTTAAAGATGGACAGTTTATTTTTGATTTATTATTTGAAAATTTAGATATAAATGAGTTCGGTGCAGTTAGAATTGTACCATTAAATTTTGATGAAGTGGCTGCTTTAAATAACGGTGGTATGCCAAATTCTCTTACAGATAATGACAAAAAGATACTTTTTGAAAATGCATCGGATGTCCAAGTTTTTAATCCTCAAGTGGAAATAAATGATATAAAAGTATCATTTAAAGAACTAATTGGTGATAACTTTTTTGTGTTAGTTGTACTAGAGGACTTTCCAAAAGAAGCATCAGACATTTTTCTTGTTTCAACTAACAAACATTTATTGGTTGATTTTTCAACAACAAAAGCAGAAAGTTATAAAGAAACATTTAAAGAAAAATACACCGAGCCAACCCATCTTCAAGAGATTGAAGATAAATCATATGTGTCAGATGTTTTGTATTCTTGTAATCCCAACGGCAATATCTCAGGGGTGTTTTGTTTGGATAAACAAAAAATAATAAAAGAATTTACAAAGTTTCCTAGATTAATTTCAATTGATAATAATACAAATTTTGATCAGTTGTTACTGGGA